TAATGACAGGTTTCCCAGACCTTTTATCTGGTCCTACTGATGCCCAAGGTTAATTCCGAGCTTGAGCCTGTTGCCAAGCTTGCCTATGAGCTTGTTCAGAAGCCCCATTTGCACGATGTCTTTGAGTCTACCCACCCCAAGGCATTTAAGGATATCGTCGGGCTTCTGAACTCTCCCTTTTATCGGTGGCAACCCTTCGGAGATCGGGAAGGGTCTGGATCGGCTCAATATGCCTTTCTTATGGACAATTCCCGTAATAAGTGGGCTACGGCTGGCAACCGCGCTGGCAAGACGGTTGCGGGGCTTATGGAGGACGTTGGCGATTGCTTGCAGATCGATTCCGTCACCAAGCACTGGAGTCCCAAGTTTGCCGAGCCTCCTCACATATGGATTGTCTCTGACACCGAAGAAACAGCTATCAATGTCATTGAGCGCACCATAGTAGAGCAGGTATTGGGCAAAGACGAGTCGGGCTTTCTCTGGAATTTCGTGGATGAGAAGTGCCAGTATACTGATAAGAATGGCTGGTCTGATCACCAGATCCGATTTACCAATGGGTCGTGGATACAGGTGAAGTTTTCCACACAGAAGCGGAATACTTTCCAAGGTGTTCGCTTGGATAAGGTGCATCACGACGAGGTCCAGCCAAGAGATGTTTATGGGGAGTGCGTAGCCCGTCTGGCCGATACCAACGGTTACTTCATGGGAACGATGACTCCCATCTATGACGAGAAGGCGGGGAAGGGCATCCCTTGGATCTATGAAGACCTCTATTTGGTCCGTGATAGCAAGAATATAAGCTTCCACCAGTGGTCTATGTTGGATAATCCGCATATTCCCAAGCAAGCCAAGGAAAGATTGCTGGAACAGTGGGACGAAGACGAGGTAGATGCCCGAGTTTATGGTATGTTTGTCCCTATTGGAGTGAAATTGGCCTTCCCGACTAAGCTTATCCGCAGTTTTAAGCAAGATGTGGTCGATCCAGACCAGAAATCGCAGCTAATGTATGATGAACAGGGCAATATCGTCTTAGAGGCGGCATAATATGGCTTACGATCTGCGTATTTGGTCAAAACCCGTCCCTGCGGAGACCTATGTCATTGGCGGTGACCCTGCTGAAGGGCTTGATCATGGCGATGACTCTGTTTTGGAGGTTATTGTAGGCAGTACTGGGGAGCAAGTAGCCGAATTACAGGGCAAGGTAGACCCTTTTACCTTTGGCGAACTCGCTTATATGCTTGGTACTTACTACAATGAGGCATTAATAGGCATAGAAAACAACAAAGATGGCGGTGCTAATCGTGTTTTGCATGAAATGGGCTACAAAAACATCTACTTTGAGCAAAAGGATCTTGGCGAACCCTACGATAAGCATACCATTAAGCTTGGTATCAATACTAATATTAGGAATAGGCATCGTCTTATTTCGCAAGCGCGGCGATGGATGGAGGACCGATCTGCGATCCCCGTGTCGAGACACCTTGTAGCGCAGTTTGAGACATTCGTTCTTCGTAGCACTAAGTTTGAGGCTATTCCCGGTGGACATGACGATCTGGTAATGGCATGGGTCATTGCCATAGAGATGCTCCGTGTCCATCTAATGATGAGCGAAGCTAAGAACATGGAGCTTAAGCCGCTATGGAATGGCAAAGAGATCTCTGATGACCTTAATTCCGACTTTGACGCAGAGCCTGTTAATCTGATCGATAAGCACGTGGAACAGGCCAGAAAAAAAGAGTTTGACCAAGACCCCGATTACGGTTCAACCGTGGAGGCAATGGTATGAATCTTTGGATATTCTACCCAGTGTTGGGAAGTCTCCTCGTAGTGATTATCTTTTTACTGAGGCATCTTAATTACGAAAGAAAAGAGAGAGAATATCTGATAAAGCAGCACCAGCAGTTAGCCACAACGGTGCGCTACAACCACTTACAGGCAGAGATGGAAGGCAAGGTCAATATCTTCAATCCAAGATCGTGGGATGAGGCTGCGTCCACCGTGGACAATGTAGAGGGGGAGGTTTATTAAATGCCGCGAGATGTTAGTCGTTTTACTGGCACAGGGACAGATACAAACCCCAATGATTGCTCTCTCGTTACAGCAGATGGAAGGGTTATTCATGGGGCTACGGGGAATGTTTCTGGAAGTTCCTCTCATGGAGAATCTACTGAAAACCGCAAGAGAGATGAGGCAAGGGAGCGTATTGTAGAGGAAAAGAGGCAGGAGGAAAAGAACAATTTCCCCGTTAAGCTTTCCAGTTGGGATGAAATTTCCACCCACTTGAGTCCCAATGTTATTCCCGGTGCTCATTTTATCGTTATTCCAGAGCAGGAAGAGGATTCCGCATGGTTCTTCCCATCCTGCAATACCTATTTCTTGTCTCCAGAAAACTGGAAAGAGTTATGTGAACAGAACGTCAAGTGGTGGTCTGAGCGTTCCGAGGAGATGGCTTACATCAACGATGCTTTGCCCAGCCCCTACACGGACCCTGCCCTTGAGCCTCTTTTGAGCATGGTGCGTCCCAAAGTGGTCGAAAAATAACCCTTGACATAACCAAAAAAATCCCGAACATTAGAGGTATACCATATATTGGGGATATACCGTGTTTGGACAGGAAGAAGATGGGTCTGGGACCGGCGCTCCTGTTTCATCCGTAGAGAAGCGCCCTAAAACAAAAGAAGAAGTCCTCTCTTTCGTGGAGGACTCTTGGAATTATCTATCGCATTCTCGCCTTGGACTAGAGCAGGAGTTCAAGGAGGCTATTCATTTCTATGGTGGCGATCAGTGGGTGCGTTATATGCCCCATGCCCGTAGATTTGTAAAGCACGCCTTAGACGAGTGGGTTCCCACTCCAGTAACTAACCTTATAGTACAGCATGTAGATCGTGCGCTTGATATCTTTACCTCTGGAGATATTAAGCCTATCGTTGATCCCGCCACGCAAGATCTTCCCGATGTGGATGCCGCCAAGGCAGCACAGCGCATACTCCACTCTGAGTTTGAGCGACTTCGCACAGAAGAGCGTCTCCTTATTCCTACAGCACTATGGATGATCATTACAGGCAATGCGTTCATTTCTGCCACATGGGATGCCAAGGCGGGTAACAGATACCGTAAGCCGCGCAAGAAGATCTCTTCTGTAGCAGTGCAGGATGAGGTGCTTGAGTGCAGTAATTGCGGAGCGACCTACCCCAAAGCTACGGGGTTGGAGCGGTGTCGTGAGTGCAATGAAGTCCTTGCCCAAGGCTATGTCCACTCCCTTGATGACGTGGGTCGGCCCGTCTATATGGATAGGGAAGAGGACGAGGTGGATGAGGCGGGTCGGCCCATCTATGATGAGTATTCTTTGGGCGATGTCTCTGAAAATGTCATTTCACCGCTCAACTTCTATCCAATGCCAGCCCGTTCTATGCAGGAAGTGCGGTATGCTATAGAAGTAGATCCTATGGACTTGGATCGGGTAAAAGCGCTTTTTGGCAAGAAGGCTGAAGATGTAGTCGCTGAAAACCTTGAGTATGGAGAACACGGAGGCATCTATGGAGGTGCCTTACAGACCTTTTTCCAGCCAGAGCGCGAAAAGAATAAAGATCATGTCCTTGTAAAGTTCTTCCGTCATGTTCCCGATAGGCGATGGAAGAAGGGTCTGATGATCATTGTCGCTAATGGGCATATCCTGTATGAGGGGAATCTGGACTCATGTGATGAGTTCCTTCCCTATACACACTTGAAATATCGCAATATCCCCGGTTCTTTTTGGGGCGGTTCTCTCCTAAGAGATATTATCCCCCTGCAAAAGCGAATCAACTCCATCGATTCCCATGTTGTTCAAAATAGGAAGCAGATGGTTTCCAATCAGTGGCTTGTCCCAGAAGGATCTGGGGTATCCAAGGTAGACGGTAGGTCGGGTCTTGTGATTCGATGGACTCCTTCTACTTCTGGAGGTTTCAAGCCAGAGCGTATGCAGGGTGTTCCTCTCCCGAATCAAGTCATTCAAGAGCGCGAGATGATGAAATCCGACATGGAGATGGTGTCGGGTGCGCGAGAGGTGCTTTCTGGCGATGTCCCACCGGGACCAGAAACGGGTGCGGCCATTGAAGCCATGCAGGAACAAGCCTTCCGTAGGTTTGGCCCCCTTGTAAAGCTATGGCGTAGTGGGTTGGCAGAGCATGAACGGCGTAAGCTTCTCAATATCTCCAAGTACTGGAAAGAGCCACGCATTGTTAAGATATTAGGCGAAAACAGTGAGTTGGAGAGCTTCTACTATGAGGGTGCTGACCTTATACAGGCTACTGATATGTCGGTGAGGGTCGGTATCGGCATGGACTTCTCTCAGTCTGCGCATCGACAAAAGATCATGCAAGCGGCCCAGCAGGGTTTGCTGGGTGATATGCGTAACCCTGCTATTCGCGGTAAGGTGCTGGAGAAGCTGGGCATTGAAGGCTTTGATTCTGAATACTCACTGGATGCCAAGAAAGCTCGCAGGTATCTGGAACGACTTAAAGGAGGAGAGCAGATCCCTCCACCAGAGCCTATCGACAATCACGGTATTCAGTTTTCCGTATATAAAGACTATATGCTAACTTCTGACTTTGAAGGGTTGGAAGAAGATGTAAAGAATGCTATTCGGCAACGCGCTCAAATTCACCAGCAAGTGATGCAGCAAGAGCAGCAGAAGGCTATGGCGGCGGCACAGGCTGCAAAAGGTGCGCCCCAAGCAGCTACCGAAGGCATGAGGCAGTCTGGAGCAATGGGCAATCAGCCCACTCAACAGAGAGGATAAAGGAGATATCCTATGTCGGAAGCAACGAATCAGCAAATGCCTGCCGAAGAGCAGTCTGCTGAAGCGAATATTCCACAGCCCGAAACTGTCGATGAGTCGGTGTTTGATGACTTATATCATCAAGCAACGGGCATTGGCGCTCGGGAAGAAGCACCGCAGTCACCGCCAGTGCAAGAACCCAGCAGCCCTCCCGCAGCGGAGAATACTGAAGATAGTCAAGCACTACGCGAAAGAGTTGCTCAGTTGGAAGGTGTTTTGGGGCAGATGGCCCAGCAGGGAGCTGCCGCATCCAGCCAAGAACAACAGCAAGCACCTCAAGATATTGAACAGGAGATCTTGGCGCAGAACAAAGACCTTGATCCTTCGGCAGTTAAGTTTTTGGTTGATACTGCGGGTAAGATCGCAGATAACAAGCTGAAACAAGCGGTATTGCCGATGGCGAAAGAGCTTTATGGGCTGAAGCAAGTCGTATCTCAGACCACCAATGAGAAGGTAGTTGGCGATTTCAACTCTTCTATGGATGACTTAGCTCAACAGGCTGGTGTATCCGATCCCTTTATGAAGGACTTGATTCGTGACGCTGTAGCTTCTCGCGGTATGCAGAAATATGGCAATAACTTCAATCTGGATCATGCCAAGGCTCTATTTCGTGAAGTGAACAATGAGCGTCTTCGTAATGGGCATGAGCAGAACACGCAGTATGTCCAACAAAAACAATCCAACGAACAATCATCACCGCCCGTTCAGCATGGCGTTTCCGGGCAGTCGGCAGTAGAGTCTTTTCAGAATCAGCTTCGTGATCCCAATCGTAAAGATATGGACTTCAAGTCTGAGAATTTCCAAGAGTCTGTAAAAAGCTTCTTGGCTGCTGGTGACCGCGCTGTAGATAGGGTCATGGGAGGCGGTAGGAGTAATCAGTAATGGCATCTAGTCAGTATCTCGGCTCGGCAGTAACGCATACCAATGGAAATGATGCGTTTAATGCCGTACTTAAAGAGTTTTATCTTCCGCGACTGACTTCGACCATCAATGAGAAGCGCGTATTGATGTCGAGGTTGGAACGCGACACCTCCAAGACCGATGTTTCGGGCCGTCATGCTCGTCTCCCGGTCAACATTCGTCCGTCGCAAGCACTTGGCGCACGTGCCGATGCCGATGGCGGTCCCACCCTGCCTACGCCGCAGTCGCAGACCTATGTCGAATTGATCATAGGGTATGCTCATAACTACGGCACCGTGCGAGTCACGCATCCTGTGATTCAAGCCAGTCGCAATGACCGGGGTTCCTTCATCCGTGCTATCGGCTCGGAAATGGACGGTATCCGCAGAGACTTGCGCAATGATGTCAATCGTCAGCTTTTTGGCGATGGTTCGGGCGTACTCGCGGCTAATACTGCTGTCGATAATGGCAGTGGCGTGCTTACGGTGTCGGCTGGTCATAAGCTTAAGATCGGCATGGTTATCGAAGCATTCACAGAGAAAACCGGTGGATCTCAGAACGATGGAGATATGACGGTTTCCGCTGTTAATACCAATGGCACTGAGGTAACGGTTACTGGGGCTTCTACTAATATTGCAGATAATGACTATCTCTTCCGTAAGGGCAACCGTGGAAATGAGATGATGGGTCTGCTGGGTATCGTAGATGACGGCACGTATGCCTCGACCTTGCAGGGCATTGTTCGCAGCACTTACCCAGAGTGGAACTCAACCGTTCTAAGTAATAGTGGCACGGCACGTGGCATCTCTGAGGATCTTCTGGATAACTCCTTGCTACAGTCCGAAGAGAACTCGGAATCGGAAATCAGTCTGATGATCACTAGCTCCACGCAGTGGCGCAAGATCGGTCAGATGATGACTCCAGATCGTCGTTACTCGACCAACATGGAATTGCCGGGAGGTTTTACGGCTATTTCTTGGGCGGGTGTTCCGATTGTTTGGGATCGTGATTGTCCTCGTTATGGTCAGGTCAGTCACGATGCTGATGCTGTTGACACCGATTTCCTCTTCGGCCTTGATGAGTCGCAGTTGGCTCTGTATCAGTTGGCTGATTGGGACTTCGATGACACCGATGGCAATGTCTTGCATCGTCGTCAGGACGTAGCGGCTTATGACGCTACGCTTTTCTACTACGGCCAGTTGGGTACCGTCGATGCTTCCAAGCACTTCGTTATCCGCGACCTTAGTCGGTAAATAGTGGGGAGGGGCTGGGGTAATTCCTAGCCCCTCTTTACCGGGAGACAATTAAATGGCAGAAGCAGCGGTCCTGCCTACTCAACTAGTAGGAGATAGGGACAATAGATACGAATATTACCAGTTTACAAAGTCGGCTACTGACTTTGACACTGCAAAGCAATTAGTCCCTGCGAGAGCTGGTCATATATCAGTCATTGATTCTTTGATTGTTACTTGTCTGGCGGCTGAGATAGTCAGCATAGAGAGCACCTATGACCCCGGCAGTGGATCTGCTGCTATTGATTTATTTGGACCTCACTATGTTGCAGCAAATGGGTCGCTAACTCTTCCAGCTGGGGCAAGTATACGACATCCACAGGCAAACCAAGAATTAAGCATGAAAACGGCAAGCTCTGGAGCCTGTAGCGTTTTCATCATTTATCATTACGAGCTTGACTCAATCGAAGAAAGTTTTACTACCGCATATTATTAAACGTGACTCCGACGTAAACGGGTTATAGAAAGGAACTATCATGGGTATCAGAGATAGGAACATAGATTGGCTACGGCGTAAAAAGATTATTCCTGCCGTTAATTTTGGCTTTTCTGGAACTATTCCGTCAGGAACTGATGATGGCGGTGGCAATATCACTACTCTCGGGTCAGGTGCTCCTGTAATAACTGAAGTTTCTAGCTTTGGATTCGGAGGATTGCTGATATCAGCGGGTGCCGATATGGGGGCTTATCTGGATCTTGAATTCCCCTCCGTAGCTGATCCTACAGAAGAGATAGGAGTCCGTTGTATTTGGGCACCGAATGCAGCTGTTTCAACTACTGATCGCATCCACTTTGTCGTTCAGTACGACCAAGTAGACATAGGCGAGCCTATGGTGACTGCGGCCACTTCGCTGGATACTGCTATCGCAACGCAGGGTCCATCGGCAACGACTGCCTTTCTTCTCCATCGCACAAGTCGCGGTGTTATTAATGCTGATAAGTTT